GAAAACTTGTAATAGTATCTTTTCTTTGTGATGTTGGTACGTTTACTTCTGAGTCTGGATCTCCAAAATGTGACATGTCAACTGTTGGAGCAGGACCTGTTATGTCTGCCATGTTTGGTCTTCCATCTCCGCCTTCGCCACCTCCAGTAGGTCCACCTCCAAAATCCGACCCTGCACCAGCATCCATTCCACCACCTCGAAAGCCAACTCTTTCAACTAGTTTACCTAGTGCATACATCTGTCTAGCTTGTTGTAATCTTGTAATTGACATTATCTTCTTCCTCCAGCATGTATATCTAATCTAAAAGTCCCTAGTTTCCAACTAGTATCTACTGCTGTATTAGATATAGTAAGAGCTATAGCTCTGCCCCTAGCACGTGTGTCTACCTTATCTGTTGTAGATGTTATAGTAAATGGACCTAACGATGAGCTAGCGGCTGTATCATTAGGATAGTTTCTTAAATCTAATTGTATAATAGAGTTTCCTTGTTGCGATATAAAATCAGGAATAATTCTACTAACCCTCATAATGTTTTCACCATCACCTCTAAGGTCAGCCATGTTAGTTGCAGCTCCTCTTACAACTTTTTGTGTAATATCATAATCACCAGATGTAATGTTAGCAGGGATAGCTGTTGTAACACCTAACCTTACTTGGTTAACACCTGTTTCATGTTCATAGTAATATGAAATACCATCTGTATTACCAACTACATCAAAAGAACTATCTGTTCCTGCATCATATTGAGTAGCATGAGGTAAACCAAATACAGCTGAGTCTTGCCATGTTGTTCTGATAAATAAAGGACTTGCGTTTACAAACCATATAGGTCTTTTAGCTGTTGAATCTAGATAACTATATGTAACTGATTGTGTATTTACATTAGAACCAGCTTCTGGATAAAACCAAGTTACTTCACCGAACAAGTTATTTATTCCACAATATACAAATTGATTAGATGTTGTGTTAAGGTTATCATAAACATAGTCTTCAACTAAACAATCCATAGATTCTAGTTTACCAGTGTACCTAAAGAAACCATTGTCAGACATCCAGTACGCAGCACCATCAACTTCTGCCGCTGCATTCTTACCTATCAGTCCACAGTTATTTCCAACTTGTTCATAAGCAAATGTAAAAGGAGTTCCAACAAATCTCATAGTAAATAAAGATGTATCGGACCAAATGTATATTGCATTTCTACCAAGTTTCGCACCCATGATCCGTGATCCGGCGGCCAGTCTTTGTGTACCAGCACTATTTTCAGCTGTTGGTGTGTAGTCATTAATATTTTCTTGAGACGAGAATCTTATAAACATATCGTCTTGTGTAGCCTTGTTACCTATTGTTGTTTCTGTACCAAAAAATACTAAGTGACGATCGGGCGTTGACACTAACATATCACGTGACGCTGTTGGTGCACCTGATATAATTGTAGCTCGTGTTGCTGTTGCATTTGATGCATCAGCATTCCATTCAAAACATTCTCCATTAAATATTAAAGCAATTAGTGTGCTACCTAAATTGTCCAAAGACCATAGACCAGGTTCTGCAACTTTATCCGTGGTTGATGCTGCTTGGCCCCAGGCTGAATAACTACTAAAGTTAGTAACTGTTGCACCATTACTGTGAGAGGCGTTAGTTGTTCCTCTAACATTTCTAGTGATGCCAGTAAAACTTGTAGATGTAATTCCTGTGTACGATATTTCTTCGTTATCTACTTGTATAAAATTTGTTCCTGTGCTTGGAAATCCAGTTGTGCTAGCTACATTAATCGTGGTTCCTGTTCCACCAGTTCCAGCAGAGTCAGCGTTTAATGCTCCATTTAAAGTTGTTGTTTGTGGATTTGTAACTGTTCCTCCCCATTGAGATATACCATAACCAAAAACTCCAATTTGTTCAGCAGGTCCAACGTGGTAGTATTGAAAATAAGTTATGCCTCCAGATGTCGTTGCTCCTGCTCCACTTTCATTACTGTCCATTGTAATAGTAAGTGTGGTTGTAGTTGGAACACTAGTGATCATAAATTTTCTATCGCAAAAATCAGAAGATCCAAAATTAGAACCTGTAATAGCTGTAAATGTAGAAGGGTCGCCAAACAATATAATGTCACCTACTTGAAAATTGTGTGCGGAAGAAAATGTCATTGTCACAGTAGGCTCTCCATTAGTTGTACTAAATACATTTGTAATAGCTGTGCCTGATGGATTAGTTAAAGGATGTATATCGTAGTAAACTCCTCCAGAGTATACGTATAAAATTCTGTTGGTACCAATAGCTGCATATTTAATACCTTCTTTATTAACCATATGATGCAATCCTCTTGCAGCACCTGTTAATTTTTTGTCTCCTAATTGAGACCAACCACCTATCTTTTCAGGTGTACCATATCTAAAACGAACGTTCTCACCTCCTGTCCATTGAGACTCGGCTCCTGTAGATGTAACTTGTTTATTGAATCCTGGTAAAAAACCTAATTTTTGTAGCATAGTTTCTCACTATATATTCTTTTTAATTTTTTGGTAGTTTAATATTAGCAGTATTGAGCAACGCTGTCTATGTTCATAGTAAGAGACATTTTTTTATCTTTTTTGCTTACCACTTCATGATAGACATTTTTAGGAGAAATTAAAGTTTTTTGAGGAGAAAGCTTTATTTTTTGATCTCCTACAATCCAATCTGAATTACCGTAAATTTGTTTTACAAAAACATCATAGTTGTGATGATGAGCTGGAAAACTGGCTCTTTTTCCTGGCCGACTAAAATAAAGATTACAATTAGGAATAAATCCTAATTCTTTTAAAAAAGTTTTAGATAATTTTCTTAAGTCTTTATGTATGTCTATAATGTTTGAAATAATTGTCGTGTAGCCCAATTCATATATTTCATGCCATTTATCATAATCTAAAAAACCATCATCAGAAAAAAAAGAAAGTGTCTTATATCCTGTAATATTTATTACTTCTATAGAAGGTTGATTATACATAGGATAAACTTTTGGCCACCTTTTTCTTATTTTTAGAATTTCAAGTATTTCTTCTTCAGTAATATTGACTTTAATATTTTCTAAAATTTTTAGTATTTTATCTGCTTCTTTGTAATCTAAAAAAAGTTCCATATTAAATTTTGTATAAATTAAAAGCTAAAGTTATCCTTGTTTTGTTTTCTTTTAATGTCTCTACCTCATGAATAGTATTAGAAGGAAATATTAAAACTTCTGATTTTTTACCATAATAAGTTAAGTCACTAAATTTAGTTGGACAATCGAAACAATCTGTATAATAAATAACTCCTGATAAAGTACCAGCGTGTCCATGTTTAGAATTCTTAGAATTTTTATGAGCAAAATTTACCCAAAAATCATAATGGTCAAAATGATCAGTATTTTTTCTAATTCTAATTTCTCTTTCAATTGGATTTGAACCAAAATAATGTTCTCCTAATTTTATTAAATAACCAAACATTAAAGACGATTCAAATAAACTTGTATCAACACTTACTTGATAAGAATTTTTACCGTGGTTATTATGCTCTACTAAAAAATTATATTTTGATTTTCTTTTTTTATCTGCTTTTTTTACAAAAGCATTTAATTCTTCAAATATTTCTGTAGGAAGTTTATGTTTTAAAATAGCTTTTGTTAAAAACTTACTATCTTTAAATAAATTTATATTTGAATATTCCATTCTAGTTTTTCTATAATACTTTCTAAATATATTTTTTTCAACTTATGTTTTATAACATAATTATTTAATTCTTCAACATCTACTATTATATAATTTTTATTTTTTTTAAAAACAATTTTATCTGCTTTAGATTTTATACTAATTTTTTTACCTATTTCATTATTAAAATGACTTACGGGTCTTGTGTCAAATTTAAATTGTTGATTAGATTTATTTTTTAAAACACCTTGTATATCCCATAGCTGAGTAGTTTTTTCTTTTTCGGTAGCGTATTTAATATTATCTATATGTTTCAAAAAATCTTTCATTTAAATATGTCTTCTGTTTTTTCATTACAAAACAATTCAAAATTAATGGAGATTCTATATTTTTCTGTATTGGGTTTTTTAGGTGCATGTCTTAAGTAACTAGGAAATATAATAAAATCATTTTCTTTAGGAAAAAAATCAAATCTATTTTTATTATGCTCAAGCTTTAACTGACATTTTTCTTCATTCGGAATACTTAAATAATAAACTGAATTAATAGAACAAGTACTTTTGTGATCATGCCATACTTCGTGGTAATCATTTTTATTAGTACAATAAACCCAAGCCTTGTAAGTATTGTCTTTATGTAAAGTAAATTTGTTTAGTAATTTTTTACTGGCATCTAAAAACTTTTTATACATTATTTTATTAAATGACTCATTTATAAATTCTACATTATGTTCGCCATAATTATTATTATTTAATTTAATTTTAGGCGTTAATATTTCTTTAATTAAATTTTCTTTTTGCGTAGGTATATAAAAATTGTTTATTACAAATAAGGGTAAATTATTCATCTAAAATGCCTATGTTAAAGGCAACACTTATTCTTGGTTTTTTGTTTTTATTAGGCTCTGCCATATGTAAGGCTCCTGGAGGAAACAATATTAAATCATACTTCTGAGGCATAAAAATATATTTTGAATAAAAATTAGGGTTGTCGAAATAATCAAGACCACTCCCTTGAAATCTTCCGTAATCATTATTTAAAAAAACTAATCTACCGCTATCTTTAGGAACCTCAAGATAATAAACACCAGACAAAATTATATTTTGTGAAGGGTCTACATGATTATGTAAAGAATTATAATCACCTAATTTATTTTCATTAATCCACCAAGAATGATTATATATTTGATGTTTATTGTTTTTTGGATTTAATTTTTCACAAAATTCTTTTGAAGATTTTAAAAAAACATCATTACAAATATCTACTTCATTTAAAGATTTAAAATTGTAAGTTTGATAACCTCCTTCGTTACTTATATTAACTCCTTTTTTATTTATTTTTTTTTGATTTTTTAAAATTTGTTTAAAGAAATTAACGTGGCTATCGTTTTTAACCTGTGTTGTATATACCGATGTTTTAAATATGTCTGTGATCATTTAATTATATGTAGTTAAAGTTAATATTAATTCTAGCATCTTCATCTGTACACGTAGCGCTACAATGTTTTAAAGATGGATTAAAAAATAGAGCTCTGTTGGCAACACTTTTTATTTTTTTTCCGTCATTCATTTTTGTGTAACCATTGTTAGTGTTTACACAAAAGATAAATCCTTTATGAGAAAAATCATAATCAATATGGTAATCATGTTCTACTGTTTTTTCTGTTTTAGTATATAAATTTGCTTTGATTCTAATAATTCCATTAGCTTTAATTTTATTTACTAGGTCTTCAATTAAATTACTAAAGCCAGAACTTATTGCAAAATCTTTGTAAAAACTATGTGTAAAATATATACCATCTTTTTTACTTCCTACTCCTTTAGTATAAAACCAAGGAAATTGATCATTTGTCATAATTTTATTTAGTTTACTAAATTCATCATTAGACAAAAAATTATCTATAACTTTATATGTATCACTCACTTTTATAGTTCTTCTAATAATAGTTCTAGTTGTCCTATTTTATCTAAATATTCTTTGTTCATTTTTAAAAGAGCGTCTCTTTCTGCTTTTAATTTATGAACATAAAATCTAGATTCTTTGTTTAATAAAAGAAGTTCTTTGTTTAATTTAACTTCAGATTGTTTTACCATTCTTTCTGAAATAACTTCTTGTTTTAATTTTTCTATTTCTTTTTTTAATTTGTCTATTTCTTTTTCCATTACTTTCTTCCTTTAAACCAATCAGGTAAACCTATAAAAGGTCTACTATCATATTTATTTTTATGTTTATAGTCTACGTTATTATAATGTAAAAAAACTTGAACACAAGTATCACCAGTAAATTTTTTTCTATAATGTTCAAATAGATAACCTTTATAAATTAACATATCTCCGGGTTTTAAAACAATTTTTTTACCTTCTTTTTTGGAAGGAATATAATCTTTGTTTTTGCCTGGTGTTACTCGTTGACCTTCTTTTGCGCTTTCTAAAATATAAATAGGCCAAGGATCTCCACCTAAGTTTAATGTAGTTGAAATTTCACATTCATGTCTATCTTTGTGTCGTTTTAATTCATCTCCTTTAGTATATATTCTTGTATAAGAATAGTTTGGAATTAATTTTTTATCTGTGTGTTTTTCCATAACAGGCAATAAATCTAACAATAAAGTTTCCATCGCAATATCTGCATAATGAGAGTAAGCATTAGGACATTGAAAATCTCCGAATGTTCCATAATGAGTATCAAAGTCTGTAATAAAAGTATCTTTTATTAATTTAGCGGTTACTTTCTTTTTAAGAGTTATATAATTGTATAGATGATTAACCAGCTCTTGCGGTATAATATTTTTAATTATTTTATAATTTTCTTTTTTAGACATAAGGTTTTCCTAAACACCAAGATACTAACGAGTGTCTATTTCCTTTTGTTACAGGTTTGACTCTATGATAAACAAAACTAGGAAAAACAATAATAGATCCTTTAGTGCTAAATGATTTATCTGAAACAATATTAGAAGTGTTTTCTTTTGTAGAATTTCTAAAATCAAATTCTAATTCACCTCCTTCGTATTCTGAAGGATCAGACAATTGTATGATACAAGATAGTTTTCTTATTTTACCCCTAAAGCCTTTAAATTGATGATTATCTGAATAAGGTACAGGAAAAGCATCAGCATGCCATGTGTAATGTTGTGTTTTTTTATAAATAGTAAATTGACAACTTTCTGTAAAATCATATTCAAAATTCCAACCTGCATTATGATTTGCTTTTGAAACAAATTCATTAACAGTTTTAAATATCCAATTTTTATCTAAAAAAGTAACGTTTGAATTTCTAGTTTTTTTTAAATCTTTAATAACTTTTTTAGTTAATTTTTTATCTTTTACATTTCCTGTAACTGCTATATTTGAATTTTGTTGTAACCCGGTTTTTATAACATCGTCACAAAATTTATCAGAAAGAACTCCTTTCCAAAACCAATAGTAATATTTAAATATCATTTCTTTATTTGTTATAAATATAACTTTAAGAAATTAAATCAAGAAAATTTTAATTAGGAGTAATCGTATCAGAAGCAGCGGTAAACGTACCATAAGAATCCCAACTATTTGTATTCGGATTCCAATGATCTACTTCTTGAACATCGTTTTCATCAACAGGGTTTTCTAAATATTTAAGTCCCTGCCATACTTGTAAATCTTCATTCCAACCGATACTGTAGTTATCATCTTCTGGTTCTGCAGTTGGTGCATCCCATAAATAAGTTGTATTATTTAAAGTCCAAGAAGGATAAGGTTTCTCATCAATAAAAGCATCTGCAGTAGGATCATATGTTCCACCTATACCTGCAAAATTTTTTCTTCTAGGAGTTCCTCCTTGAGTGTGTTGTCCGCCATAAGTGTTTATAGAAGTTTGAACCCATCTAACTCCGTTTTCAGATAATGGACAAAAAGTTATTATGTATTCTTCAGATGCTGTAGAATATTCAGGTCTTGCTTCAGTAAAAATATCATCACCTACTTTTATGACTTTTATGACTTCATTATTTGAATTTATTTCTGCAAAATGTGCCATAATTAATCCGCTTGAATCGTTCCTGTTACAGTCATTGTAATAACAACTGTTCCATCTGGTTGAGCTGCTACTGAGTTTGAACCTGGAGCAGCTGTGTAAGTATAGTCTCCTGGGCCTCTTAAAATAACTCTTCCTCCGCCGCCGGTGCTTCCTCCGCCGCCTCCACCAATTCCTGTTGGTCCACCATATTGTCCGTTAGATCCTGGCTGTCCACCACCACCCCCAGCATATCCAACTGAAGATCCTGTAATACTGTTTGCCGCGCCGTCTCCACCTTTACCGCCTGTTGGTGTTAAAGCAGGTCCGGGACTACCATTTTGTGATGCTCCTCCGCCACCAGCTCCACCTGGTTGTAATGGATAATTTTGTCCGCCACCGTTTCCTTCAGGTGGACTATAACCTCCAGCGTTTCCGGCTCCACCCCCAGCTTGTGGGTTTCCTGTAGAAGCTCCTCCGCCAGATCCTCCTGGCCAACCCGCTGTAGTCCAGCCAGGTGGTTGAGTTGGAAAAGCGCCTGCTGGGCCTCCTCTTCCTCCTCCTGTTGATGAAATGTTAAAACTTCCTCCAGTAGATGTAGAATCACTTCCTCTTTGTGTTCCAGGTCCTGCAGCAGCTCCAATTGTTACTGGGTAAGGTGTTCCAGCAACTAATTCCATTTGAGTTCCACCAGGAAAAGATGTTCTATATCCTCCTGCTCCGGCTCCTCCTTGTTGTCCGCCACCACCTCCAGCAACAACTAAGTAATCCATTAAAGGTGGTCCTTTAGAACCACCAGCACCAAATCCTAAGACTTGATAACCAAAAGATTTACCTCTTCTTGATTTTATATTTTTTGTGCTCTTACCTGAAGTAAGATTGTTTTTTAAATCTCTCATATCTAAATTCCTTATGCGTCGTTAGCTGCATCAGTAGTGTAGAATATTTTAATACCTAAAACTCTTGCATCGGCACTAAATGTATCTCCGCCTGCGTTTGCATCTCTGAATAACTGGAAGTAACTTAATTCTCCTGCGGCAGGAGTTCCTGCAATTGTCATTGCACTACTTTCAGCTGAAATTTGTTGATCTTCAACAGTTCCTATACCTGCATCTGTAATATTTACAGCTGTTCCGTATGCAACGTCAATTGTATCACTATCTCCACATGCTACACCCTGTAAACCAAAAATACAGTCCCCTGTATTAGTTGAAGCTGGTGTCCAATATACTTGATAAGTTACTGTTCCTTCATTCCATGATTTAGGCATGGCTATTGAAAATTGTGCAAATTCATCTGTGCTTGCATCAAAGTCTAATACTTTCATATCAGGTCTTGTTGCTGTTGTTTCAACTTGTTGTGCATCTGCAGGATTAGTTGTAGCTCCATACATTGCAGCAGCAGGAACCCATATAGTTTCTTTACCTGCAATTTTTAAAGCTGAACCATTTCCTTGTAAAGTACCTGTTCCTTTTGGAACAAGGTTAAGACTTACATTAGTCTCACCAGCAGCAGTAATACTAGGTGCATTACCTGTAGCAGCATTTGCTAATGTAATTTCATTAACAGCTGAACTTGTTGCAGTAAGATTAATTAATTCATTTCCATTAGTATCTAAAATGTTAGTACCAATTTTAGGAGAGGTTAAAGTTTTGTTTGTTAAAGTTTGTGTGCCAGTAAGAGTTACATCACCATCACCAAAACCTAAAGTATATATGTCTGGGTTAGTTCCGTCATTTGCTGTAGCAAATACAAGTTGGTCGCCTTTGTCTGTTGCACCAAAAGTAAATGTATCTCCTGATCCAGAAGCATATTTAAATTGTACTGTGTAAGCACCTGATGTTGAATTTCTTAAAAAATAAAATGTTTGTGCATCTAAAGGAATTGTTACGATTTGGTTTCCAGTAATAGAACCTGTAAACTCAATCATTCTGTGAGACATAACTGCACCAGTCGATCCATCAGAAACTGAAAGAGCTGTAGTTTGTGCTCCACCTGCTATAGATTGTGCAGAAAATCCACCTGAAATTTGTTCTATTATATTTAAGTTGGTGTTAGTTTTTGTTCCCCATGTACCGGCGTTTTCACCAGTTGCCATTAGTTCTACACCGAGAGCCGTATAAGTTGATGCCATAATTTTGTTCTCCTAATTAGTATCTTTTTTTAATTTGTTTTATACTCATTGTCAATAACATATTATATTAATTACCTGCAGTAACAGTAGTATAATTTGCTGTTTGTGTAGCTGTTATTGTTTCATAACCTAAAGGCGCTACATTACCTACACTAGCAGTTGCTGATACTCCTGTCAATCCCATAACATCTGCTGGAGTTAAAGTTCCTGTTGTTGAAGTAGCAGAAACTCCCGTTAATCCCATAACATCTGCTGGAACTAAAGCACCTGCAGTCGATGTCATACTTAATCCTGTTAAAGCTATAATAGGATTAGATGTAACAGAAGCAACTCCAATAGCTGAAGTTGCACTTAAACCAGTTAGTCCTATAACATCAGCAGGAACTAATGTACCTACAGTTGATGTTGTTGACAGACCAGTCAATGCTACATTTAGACTAAAGTCTATACTTAATGATCCAACTGCTGATGTTGCACTTTGACCATCTGGTGTTAATGCTACATCAGATATTGCTGTTGGCGTTCCAACTGATGATGTAGAACTTAATCCAGTTAATCCCATTACGTCAGCAACTTGTAAATAATATTCTCCACCCCAACCAGTTGTTGCCGATCCCCAAGTTTGTTTACCCCAACTTACATCTTCTCCAATACCTGTAGTTGCTTCAACTCCGGTTAATGTAACTGTTATTCCAGAAGATCCCCAGTTTTCAGCTCCCCAAGTATCTGAACCCCAACCAGTATTAATTTCTGTATTAATTGTTGGAGATCCAAGAGAAGAAGTTGTTGCTTGTCCTGATAATGTAAGAACAGGGTTATTACTATCACTCCACGGTTCTTCACCCCATTCAGCTCTACCCCAACCTTGTTGAGCTCCAGATATAGGAGTTCCGACTGATGAGGTTAATGCTAAACCTGTTAAAGAAACTACTTCATCATTAGATTGGCCCCATGCGCCACCAGTTCCCCAGGCGTCAACACCCCAACCAGTTGTAAAAGCTTCACTTGTTCCCCAAAGATTTGCACTCCAATTTCCTGCTCCCCAAAAATCAGAGTTAGGTGTGTTTGCTTGTCCACCCATTCCTGAGTGGTATTGACAATAATAATATAAAGTTGGTGCAGAAGCTGCTACTTCAATTTGTACATATGCTCCAGATTGACCGGTTGTCCCACTTGTAGTTACGCCTGTTGTATATTCACTACCACCAGAATGCGTTCCACCACTTGTTGTTGAAAATTTAAAAGGGTGAGAACCCATTGAACTATCAGAAACATCAAATCTAAAAGTTCCACCTTCAACTAATTCTAAAGTAGGTGTTTGAACACCATCAATAAAATATTTATTGCCGGAACCAGTGCTTACTACTGTTACTGTAAATGTTCGGGTTACGGACATAAGGACTTACCTCCTTATGCTATCCTGATGATTGCGTTAGATGCGTCTGCTGTTGGAAATTGAATTGTAAAAGTTCCACTAGTTACAGTTTTATCAGAACCAAATGCTATTGCACAAACTGCTCTATCTGCATTTGTATCATTATAAATTAAACAACCGTTAGCTGTAAATGAAGCAGACGTAAAACTAAGGTCTGCAAAGTCACAACATGCAGTATCAGTTGATAAAGCTGGAGTTACACTTGTAAGTGTTCCACCACCTGCAGAATAAGCAGATCCTGATGTGTTAGAAATTTCGTTTGATGTACTATAAGCTGTTGTGGATTTATTTAAAGTAGCTGAACTTGTGTATAAAGCTAATTTAAAAGTGTTTCCAGATGATGCCGTAAAATTGTGTAAAGCTTGTAAAACTTCTGCTTTAAAGCTGTTACATATTGCCGATGTTATTGCCATAATATTTTTCTCCTAATTATTGAGGCGGTGACTCGATTGGTATTCTTAATGTTCCATCCGTGTAATCGTCTCTTCTTCTTCTTCCAATTTGCATCGCTGCAAACTTTTGTAGTTCTTGTTTATACTTTCCGTCGTATAATGTCAACATATCTGTTGGACCTTTTAAAAAACTATATGCTTCTACTAAACATGCATATAATAAGCCTTGAGGGAAGTATGTACTAACATAAGTTCCAGAAGTATTAGTTTCTAAGCCTGTAGGCATTTTGTTATAATATATTCTAAATATGTAATTAGCGTCTGGTGTTGGTGCTAAATAGATAGATCCTGAAGTAGTATCAGTTAATCCTGTTGCTCCACCAAACATAGAGTAATATTTAGGTTTTCCCGTTACATCTGCGCCTGATGTAGTGGATCCTTCTGGACCTGTTAATCTTCCTACATATTCACTTAAAAAAGTTTGATCACGTCTTTCTAACCATGTGCCTGCTTCAGTCGAATTTGTAGCATTAAATACTTCTACACCTCTAACAAATAAAGTTCCTGCTGGAACTCTAATATTATTTACGTCCGTTGCCATTGTACCTTGGTCCACGAACCTGTCTGAATCCATAGGTAAATCTAAATTAATTCTATGTTCTGCATTTTCTAAAAATCTATTTATAACAGCAGCGGTAAATACGTTAGCATCTACTTCTGTGTAGTTTCTAATATCTGTTGTTAAATCTGCGTATGTATATCCAGCCATAATTAAGGTCTATCATTAACGGGTCCAATTG